AATCAGCCATTCTTGCAGTCAGCGTTGAAGTGTTTCAATCACGTGTTGCCGCCGGTGGAGAAATTCAGGGCGTAGATTTTGCCAGCACGCCTTATCGCATGGGCAGAAGTTTGACCAACCGTGTCAGTACATTACTTCAGCCGTTTCTTGATGTCGAAACGATTTGTCAATGACCGCATCAACAATTGCTGACACCCGCGCTGCACTGGCCAATTCATTTTCGGCTTTAGCTGCCAATGTTTATTCTTCAGTGCCTGAATCACCAATTCCACCAGCGATTGTTGTCGTTCCCGATTCACCTTACATGGAAGTTGTTTTGATAGGTAAGGCACAAACCAAAGTCAAACTTAACTTTGCAATCACGGCAATTGTTTCATCAAATAGCAATGCAGGTTCATTAGATAACCTTGAAAAACTAATAATCGGAATTCTTGCGGCAATGCCCGCAGGATATGTGGTTGACGTTGTTGAAAAGCCAACAGTGTTAGAGGTTGGGCAATCCCCAATGCTGGTCGCTGACATCAATGTTTCAACCTATTACACACAGACAATCTAAGGAGAAAAAATGGCCACCACAGTAATAACTGGGAGAGATGTCACCTTTACCATTGGTGGCAACAATTTTGACGCTCAGGCAACTTCAGCAGTGCTTTCAAACTCACCAACAATGGTTCGTTATCAGACACTTGACGGCGTAGTCAATCGCCACATTGATGATGAATGGACTTTTGCCGTTGACATGTTAGCCGACTGGGGCGCATCACCTTCATTGTGCGAGACACTTTGGGGCGTTACCGAATCAGCACCAAACACAGGAATCACAACAGTATTGACCGCCGCCACAGGTGCAGTGTTCACATTTTCAGTGCTTCCAGTATTTCCAAGTGCAGGCGGTTCCGCACCTGATGCACAAACCGTGACAATGTCATTTGTTGTCATTGGTACACCAGCAGAAAACTTCAGCTAAAACTAACAATCGGGAGACAAAATGAAACTACCAATCACAGTTGAATTCAATTCGGGCGAGTCAGCCACTTATGTGGCTGCTCCACCTGAGTGGGTTCGTTGGGAAAAACACACAGGTCACACGATTAGTCAGGCACAAGAAAAAATCGGTATATCCGATTTGGTGTTTTTGGCTTATCACGCAATGAAGCGGGAAGCCGCTGGCAAACCAGTGAAGCCAATCGAAGCATGGACAGAAACAATTTCTGACGTGGTAGTTGGTGAGGCAGACCCAAAAGTTACGAAGTCGGAAGCCTAAGCAGAATCATTTGGGAATTGGTCATTGCGACTGGATTACCCAAATCTGAATTTGAATCGGCTGAGGACATTTTGACCGCAATCGAAATTTTGGAGAGGCGCAATGGCTGAAGATGCAGTTGCCTACGATAAGGCAGAATTGCGTGCAGTTATTCGCGCTTTTAAAGTCATGGACGAAGATTCTATTGCTGCCGCCAAAACCCAATCCAGTGCGCTGGCTGATTATCTTCAGAAAAAGATTCAATCAACGGCGCGGCAGATTAGGTCAAACAAGGTTGCAACCAAAATTGCTGACGGTTCAACGGTAAGCAAGTCGTCCAAAATTGGTGAAATTTCATTTGGTTTTGCCCGTCAAAAATACAGTGGCGGCGGTACGACTCAACAACTTTGGGGCGGTTCAGAATTCGGTTCAAACAAATACAAGCAATTTCCAGTGTGGTCAGGTCGGGAAGGTCGCGGTTCCCGTGGCTGGTTTATTTATCCAACCTTGCGCGCCGAACAACCATATTTGGTGCGAGAGTGGGAAAATGGCTTTGACCAAATCTTGAAAGAATGGGACAGATAAATGGCTGGAAGTAGAACGCTCAAACTCGCGTTACTCGCAGACATTGCTGATTTCTCAAAAAACATCAATTCTGCTGGAACCCAAAGCAAGACCCTGGGCGACCAATTTGAAGATTTTGGTAAAAGAGCAGCCCTGGCATTTGCCGCGGCTGCCGCCGCCATTGGCGCTTATGCTGCCGCCGCAATTAAGAATGCAGCAGCTGATGAAGCCGCACAACGCAATCTTGCACTGACAATTGAAAACACAACAACCGCAACTTCAAAACAAATTGCAGGCGTTGAGGATTACATCAGCAAAACATCACTTGCAATTGGAATCACTGACGACCAATTGCGACCAGCATTTGGCCGTTTAGTTCGTTCAACAAAAGATGTTGAAGAAGCACAAAGGTTGTTGAATCTTGCACTTGATATTAGTTCGGCGACCGGGAAACCACTGGAAGCGGTGGCAAATGCGTTAGGCAAAGCCTATGACGGGAACCTGACTTCACTGAGCAAATTAGGTTTAGGACTTGACCAATCAATTTTAAAGTCAAAAGATTTTGATTTAGTTTTTCAATCACTGACTGGGACATTTGGTGGATTTGCTGAGAATGAAGCACAAAGCACGGAAAAAGCATTTGCACGCATCAAAATTGCCAGTGATGAAGTTCAGGAACAAATTGGAACCGCATTGCTTCCATTAATTCAAGAATTGACCACATACATTCTCACTGATGTTGTGCCAGTCATTCAGCAATTTGTCAATGGCTTGACTGGGGTTGGTGGGCTTGATGAAAGTTTGACGGATTCAGAAACAACCGCACTTGAATGGGGCAAACGCATTCGAAGCCTTATCGGAACGGTGGTTGAATTTAAAGAAGAATTAATCGCCGTTGCAGCCGTAATTGGAACAGTGTTTGTTGTGTCCAAAATAACGGCAGCAGTGACCGCAACAATTGCATTAATTAAAACGCTCATTGCCGCTTACAACGCCTTGAAGGTTTCAGCAATTGTGACTGGTGTTGCAACCGCATTTGCTTTAAACCCATTGTTGGGCGTGGGTGCAGTTGCTTTGGCCGCTGGTGTTTTATCAGCTGCAAATGCTTTGGCAAATTCAAGTAAAGGCGAAACAAATTTTGCGGTCGGCGGTGCGCCTGGTGCTATTAGTGGCGGCGGTGCTTCCAGTTCAGGTTCAGGTGGAACGGGTGGTGGCACAACATCAGGCGGCGGTGGAGGTGGCGGTGGCGGTGTAACGGCTGCCGTGGCATCAGCGGTTGCGGCAACAAAGGCCGTTGCTGGTGGTGCGTTCAATGATTCACAGAATGCGGCACGTCTAATTGCAAAAGGCGGCGGTGCTTTTAACGATTCGCAAAACGCTGCACGATTAGCCGCACAAACACCACAAATAAACATAACCGTTAATGGTGCAATTGATAGGGAAGGCACTGCCCGCACGATTGTTGAAACTTTGAATGATTCTTATTATCGCGGCACGGGTGGTGCAAGCGCACTTCAGGCAATCTAAATGAGCAACTGGAATCCTATTTGGAATGTTGAAATTGACGGTGTTGCATATACAAATGCAATTCTTTCAAACCTAACAATTCGCAGCGGACGCACAAACATATATGAGCAAGCCCAAGCGGGTTATATCAACCTTCAATTGATAGACGTAAATCAGGCAACAATTCCCGTTTCAATCAATTCATCAATTAGTGTTGAAATTAAAGATTCAGCAGGCGTGTTCCAGCCAATTTTTGGTGGCAATGTTGTTGACATTGGCCTTGAAGTTTATGACGTAGGTTCAACAACTTTCACGCAGACTTACTCAATCATTGCATTGGGTGCATTGGCTAGGCTTCCAAAAGCCTTGACTGAAGGCGTTTTGCCAAAGGAATTTGACGGCGACCAAATCTTTGACGTTTTGCAAGATGTCTTGTTTAACACTTGGGCTGAAGTTGCAGGTGTGCAGACTTGGGCAACTTATGACCCAACAATTACATGGGCGAATGCTGAAAACAATGGCTTGGGAGAAATTGACCGTCCAGGCAATTATGAATTGGCAGCCCGTTCATCAAGCATCATTGATGTATATTCATTAGTTTCAGCATTGGCCACAAGCGGCCTGGGGTATATCTATGAAGATTCCCTGGGAAGAATTGGATATGCAGATTCGACACACCGCACCCAATACCTTGCTGCAAATGGTTATGTGGATTTGGACGCAAATCACGCCAAAGCATCAGGTTTGAGAATTGCTACCCGTGCGGGTGATGTTCGAAATGCTTTAACAATCAAATATGGCGCAACTTCCAACAATGAAGAATCAGCCAGTGATGCGGCTTCAATTTCCACGTATGGTCAACTCAGCCAAATTATTTCAACGACACTTCACAATTCAGCTGATGCGCTAGACCAAGCGGAATTTTATTTGTCATTGCGCGCCCAACCATTTCCCATTTTTAGTGACATCACATTTGATTTAACCAACTCAGAAATTGATGATGCTGACCGTGACAATTTGTTGGCAGTGTTTATGGGTCAGCCAATTGCTTTGGTCAATTTGCCACCCAATATGAATTCAGGTGTCTTTCAAGGATTTGTCGAAGGCTGGTCATTTCAAGCCAGTTACAACCAACTTTCCGTCAGCCTATTGCTCACACCGTTGGCTTATAGCCTTCAGGCAATGCGCTGGTCGGACGTTCCAATTACAGAAACATGGTCAAGCGTGTCGCCGACACTTGACTGGGAAAATGCAACAATTGTTGCCTGATAAGGAGAAAACATGACAAACCCAACGTCCAATTTTGGTTGGCAAATGCCAACTGCAACAGATTTGGTCACTGACCTTCCAGCGGATTTTGCCGTTTTTGGTCAGGCAGTTGACACATCAATGGCCGACCTTAAAGGCGGCACAACTGGCCAAATCCTTTCAAAAGCAACTGCCACTGACATGGATTTCACCTGGATTACAAATGATGTGGGTGACATAACTGCCGTCACTGCTGGCACTGGCATTTCAGGTGGTGGCACATCAGGTGCGGTCACAATTACAAATGACATGGCAACCACAATCACAACCGCTGGTGATTTAATTTATGGAACAGGTGCAGGAACATATACGAGAAGAGCAATTGGAACAAGCAACCAAGTTTTAACAGTTTCAGGTGGTGTGCCAACATGGGTAACGCCGGCGGTTGCTGCAAGTGCGGTTGTCCAAGTTAAGAGTTTTTATATTTCCACAAATGCGACTACAACCTCAACGGCGTTGGTAGATAGCGGTGTTACTTTAAGCATTACGCCTACAAGTGCAAGCAACAAGATTCTTGTTATGACAAGTTTATCAATGTATTCACTTTTTAGTGGTTCAGAAACTTTTGCTAGTACGGCAATACTCAGAGGTGCAACAAACATTTTTAATGATAACATTTTACCTTACACAGTTTTTGGTGGTACTGGAAACAAAGAACAAAACAAAAGAGTCACACAGGTTTATTTGGATTCTCCAGCAACTACATCAGCAACTACCTACAAAGTCCAAATGGCAGCAAAATCTGGTGGAACTACCGGAATAAATACTTATTCAGGCGGTTCATCAATCACACTAATGGAGGTCACACCATGACACACATTGAAATAGTAAAGGCATTAAACAGTTTGAAACCTGGTGCTGAATGGACATTGTCGGGAGATAATTACGCTGACCTTGTTTGGCTATCTACGGGCAAAGCACCAACGGTCACGGAAATTGAAGCAGAAATTGCTGCACTACCATTAAAAGAAGCCGCAGCCGAATCAGCAAAAGCAACCGAAAAGGCTGCATTGCTTGCAAAATTAGGCATCACTGACGATGAAGCAAAATTGTTGCTTACATGACTTACCCATTAGGCACATCAGCAGCGGTCATTGAGTTGGCTTTAGCTGAAGTTGGGACGGTTGAAGAAGGCGACAACCTGACCAAATACGGTGAATTTACAAAGGCCAACGGTTTGCCCTGGTGTGGAAGTTTTGTTAATTGGGTTTTTGCCAAATCTGAAGTCAAAATCCATTCATGTGTCTCAACTGCAATTGGCGCACATAAATTTAAAGAAATTTCACGTTGGTCAAATATGCCGCAATTGGGTTATTTGGCTTTTATGGATTTTCCACATGACGGCGTTGACCGAATTAGCCACATTGGAATTGTTGTTGGCTTGATGCCAAACAATCAAGTTTTGCTTATTGAAGGAAACACATCAGGAACAGGAGACCAAAGAAACGGTGGCATGGTCATGGTGAAGGTTCGCCATTACGGTGAAGGAAAAGAAGTGGTCGGGTTTGGAATTCCAAAATTCGCACCATACAAGGGTGACTTTCCAACGGTCGCCATTCCAACAACGGGAGACAAACCTAAGAAGGAGAAAAAATGGACAAAGCCAAAGCCCTAGCAGCATCATGGGCACGCTCATTCATGGCGGCAGCATTAGCCTTATACATGGCGGGCGTGACTGACCCAAAGACACTTGCAATGGCAGGGGTCGCAGCGGTCGCACCAGTTGTTTTGCGTTGGTTAAACCCGCAGGATAAGAGTTTCGGGTTAACGGGGAAATAACTCGAAAACTCACGGCAGCAGCATTGACTTGGGCACTTGCGTTAATGCTGACTGCTTGTGGGTATCAGGGGTGGACACGTTATGAATGTCAAGAATATGAAAATTGGTCAAAACCTGAATGCAAAAAACCGCAATGTATCCCTACTGGAACATGCACTGATGACATTCTTGGATTCTCAACATCAAAAACCAACACGCCGCCGAACCCCTGAAGATGTCCATGCGCAATTAATTTTGATAATCGGCTCAACACTTGCAGCCGTGTTTTTAATCGTAACCGTTGGCATCACATACGCCTTAATTTTTGTCACGCAGCCAATTGGCGCACAAGCACCCAATGACGCGGCATTTATTGATTTATTGAAAACACTGGCAATTTTCTTGACTGGTTCACTGGGTGGCGTTTTGGCTGGAAATGGACTGAAATCCAAGTCCAAGTCAGGTGACACGCCGACAAACACGCAAGGTTCTTGATTTGGCGTGGCCTATACGTCACCCTGAGTTCAGGTGTTAGTCCTTATCACCAAGAATCGGGAGAATTCAAAATGGTCGTTGACTTATTAGACCCGCAGACATTGCGGGCGTTGTTCCTAATCGGTGTGCTTTGCACTTTAGCCGCTGCATTGGGTTATTCATTTGGACACAAAGACGGAAGCCGTGAGGGTTACACCCGTGGCCGCGCAATCAGCCGTCATATTTCAGCAGCTAAAAGGTCGGTGAAATAATGGGATTCCTAGACAATTATGAAGATGTGGCAACACGCATCAAGCGTTTTTGGCAGACATATCCAAACGGTTCTATCCAAACGGCAATTGTGGATTTCAACGCTGAAAAAGGCTATGTGCTAATTCAATGCACCGTTTATCGTGATTTGGGCGACATCAAGCCAGCGGGCGTTGATTACGCTTATGGATACATGGCGGCGTTCAATCCCAACATGCGCCGCTGGTTTTGCGAAGATACGTCAACAAGCGCAATTGGACGTTGTGTCGGCCTGGTTCTAGGTGCAGACACAAGAAGCACAAAGGAACAAATGAGCCAGGTTGAAGGATTAAAAACATCAACGGCCAAAACTGAAGTTGCTGATGTATGGGCAACAAATTACATTGAAAACGAAATGCCCACAATCGGTGCAGTTGTTGAAAACATTGCATCACAACTGGGCGGTGAGTTAATACCTGAAGCACCGCAATGTTCACATGGCCACCGCATTTTCAAAAGCGGAGAAGGCAAAAACGGAAAAGCCTGGGGTGGCTATTTCTGCACCGAACGCACAAAGGCAACCCAATGTGCGCCTAATTGGTACGTTTTGACATCAACAGGAAAATGGGAGCCACAAGTATGAGCGATTATATTGAGTTGATAAACCCTAAGACCATGACCTGCACGCTGCTCAAAAATGGTAAAATTGTTGATGCTTATCCAGTGATGCAATGTGATTCATGTGCAATGATTCAAAAATTTGATGCATTTGGATATCAAAAAGCCGCTGAAGATAATCCCATTTGGTTTTGTTTTGGGTGCAGGGGTAAACGTTGAAAGTCACGCTAGACCGTGAGGAAGCCTTGTTGTGTCACATTAGTGCCTGGATTTTAGCTAAGAAGTATTGCTGGAATGGCACTGGAACGCAGCGAACATATACAAAGGATAAGACGCTTCATGAATCTATTGCACAAGATGCTGAAGCCATTGGTAGTGAATGGGCAGTGGCCAAATACTTCAATCTTGACTTTGACCCATTTGAAGAAAAGGGAAAAGAAAAGGCTGACGTTGGAAAAGGCATTGAAGTGCGTTGGACTAAATACAGTGAAGGTCAATTAATTGTTCATGAATATGACCGTTCCACTGATATTGCAGTGCTGGTCACTGGTAATTCATCAACGGCTTACAACATAGTTGGCTGGATTCCAATTGCCATTGCAAAGCGTGAGAAGTATCGCCATTCCCGGCAACCAAATTGGTGGGTCAGTCAACCCAATTTGCAACCTATTGAAAACCTTGTAAGGAGCAATTATGGAACAGATGCAATTTGAATGTCGAACATGCAAGAAGGTCACAAATCAGCTGATTCGAATCATCACTGATAATTTGCCTGACCATGTGAAGGTGCTGGAATGCACAGTTTGTTCAAAACTGGGCGTTGCGTTGGTTGGCAATAATGGCAATCTATGAATTCATGTGTGATGCGTGTGGGATTAGCATTGCAATAAATCAACCTATTGATGCTGACGGCTCAGCCCAAGCGGGCAATTGCAGCAATTGTCAGATTCCATTGGTGCGCGTATGGTCAGCAAATCCCGTTCATTTCAAAGGAAAAGGCTGGGGACATCAATGAAAAGTTATCCACAAGGTTTATCCACAAGGGTTGATAACGGTGGAAACACGCCCAAAGCCACGCTGAAACTTGCGCGGTATTTGACTAGGTGGATACGCTGGTTCCGCTTGAAGCGAGACGCTGAGGCGTTTATCTCGCAAGGGCGTAAACGGCTAATGGGCAGGTTCTATGTCATTGCGGCATTGCTTTCAATAACAAGCATTCACAATGCATCAGCTGAAACATATTCAATAGACCAATTAAAACTATATGCACATTCACGCATAGTTAATTACAAGCAATTTCAATGCTTCAATACAATCATTACTAAAGAAAGTCGCTGGAATTATTTGGCGCAGAATGGTTCGCATTGGGGATTAGGTCAAATGAAATCAAAGCATTACAGAAACCTTGACCCTTATCGCCAAATTGATGCATCAATCAAGTATGTGGCCGCACGCTATGGCGATTCTTGCAAAGCACTGGAACATCACAAGAAATACAATTGGTATTGATTATGGCCAGTGCATTAAAAGACAATGGTTCAACTTCCAGGTGGCGCAAGATTCGTCAGCGCATTTTGGAACGTGACCAATACACATGTCAGATTTGTGGAATGGAAGGCAACACCGTTGACCACATAATCCCAAGAAGTTTTAATGGTGGTGATGAGGATTTCAATCTTCAATGTCTTTGTTCTAGGTGCAATTCATCAAAAGGCGGCAATAACCGTCAAAATGGCAAATCAAGCCCATTTTTTAGCAGCACGGGAACAC